GGAGTGAGCGTTGAAAAAACGGCCGATCCGCCGACTAGCGGAGAAAAATGCGCGGCCAGGCTGCCGGTCACAATGACGGTTCCGCTGGGATTGTTGGTGAACGTGAGGTGGTCGATCACGGTGTCGTTTTCCAGTATCCGCCTGAAGTTCTCGACATCGATCGTGCCGCCCACGCTCAGCCGTACCGCGGTGGCCGCACCAGCCGCGCTATAAAACGCATAGCGCGCAAACGTGGAGTTTCCCACGACCGAAATTGTCAGCGATGAGCGGCCCTTGACCTCACTCGCGGCCAGCGACAGTGTGCTGCCGTCGGTGCCGCCGGTGCCTGTCAGCACCACATCGATGCAGGAAAACATGTCCTTGTTGGACAGCCCGTCGTGCAGGAACACGCCGACCAGCGCCTTGGCGCCGTTGGTGTGCACATCCTCCAGGTTGGCCGAGTTATACAGGTACTCATAGCCCGTGCCGACCAGGTCGCCTGACGCGATGGTCGGGTCGATCAGTTCGCAGGCGACATCGACGGTCTTCACGACGGCGGCGGGCACGTCGTCGGTGTCGCGCTGGAACAGGCCGAAGCGGTCGATGGTGGCGGTGATGCGGATGGTGTTCAGCGACGGCCATGAATACGACAGCGCGACCCGCCAGCAGTCGTTGACGGCGTCGACGTGGATATAGGACTGCGCGCCGATGTGGGTGCCGTAGACATAGCCGCCGGGGATCAGCGCGTAGTTGCGCCACTCCTGATTGTTGGCCGTGGCATAGGCCGCCTCGGCGGCGGAAAGCTCGATGGCAGGCAGGCCCATGTCGATCAGCCACGGCGTCATATCCACCGCTGTGGGCACCGGGTGCGATACGCCGGTGGCGCCGATGGTTCCGAGCGAATCGACCGGATCGCGCGTCACCAGGCCGTGCCACGGCCAGCCCCACACCACGAAGCCGGCCAGGGTGCCGACGTCCTTGATGTCCGGAACCGCCATCAGGTCTTGATGACCCGCACGGTAAAACTGAACAGCCCGTCGGTGCTCACCGCATGGATCTCCTCGCTGTTCACGTCGCCGCGGGTCTTGCGCTCCAGCCCGGTTTTGCCGCGAATCGCCGCGGGCGTCGACGCCCCTGGCAGCCGCTTCTCGGCGCGCGGGCGCTGCACCAGGCGGTTGATGTCATCCTTGGTACTCATGTCACACCGGCGTTTCGTAGGGATTGGCGATCTGCAGCGAAATGTCGCTGTAGGCGCCCACCACTGCCAGCGCCGAAGTGCGGCGGGTGTAGATGGGGATGGCATTGGCCACGCCGCTGGTAAGCGTGTGCGACAGGCTCAACGATGCGCCGGCCACAGCGGACGCCAGCCCGCCAGACGACAGCGCCAGTTTGAATTCGGTATCCGGTGCCCCGGTGCCCGCGCCCGAGTCGGCGATGTCGACCACCACCGGGTCGACGCCGGGGTCGGTCGTCACCTGCAGTTTGTTGCCCACGGTGGTGCTGCCAAGATAGATGGTCTTGTCCACAGCACCCAGCGCGCCAACAGTGTCCTGTGTGGCGGTGAGCGGGTTGGAGCCGTCGATGATCTGAGTCAGCGCAGCGTCGTGATAGAAGGCGAATGTGATAGCCATGAAGCGGCTCCTTACGGTACGGTGAAGGTCATCGTGTCGGTCGGCACGATGATGGAATAGCTGGCCGAAGACGCCTTGGTCAGCGGGTTGCGGTCGGCGTCGTCCACCCCAGGCATCTGCACGCGAAAGCCCGTCACCGGATAGCCGCCGGCCACATATGATGCGTTGGGGTAGCTTTGCGAACTGCTGTCAGGCGGGATGTTTTCGACCAGGATGCTCTCGGGCGGGTCGAGCAGCAGGCCCATCAGGTTTTCGGTATAGGGCGTGACGCCATAGGTGTTGACGAACAACGGCGGGATGCCCGCCGGCCAGTCTTCCGTCTCGGCGGCTTCAGCCGGGGGCGTGGGCGCTGCCAGCGTGTCTGGCGTGATGATGCCGGCGCCGCCTGCGCCGAAGATGGCGATCTCGAATTCGGTGATGGCGCTGCCCGAGTCAAAGTCGAGCACATGGGCGCCGCCCGCCACCTTGCCGGCCGCGCTGACCTGCGCGGTGCTGATCGCCACCTTTTTGTCCGTATCCAGATCAGGATTGCACAGGATCGCGTTGCCCACCCGCGCGCTGCGGTGGGTGGACAGGATCTTGACCCGTGCCTGGTCGAGCAGGGTTTCGATGGCGTAGTCGGAATCGGCGCGCGGCGCGTCCGGCGCATAGTCCATATCGCCGCCGGTGGCCATCAGCGGCGCCAGGTCGAGCGCGGATTCCCATGCGCCGCCGTCGAATTCGCTGGCCAGCGCGCCGCGCAGCGCGTGCGGCAGCTCGCCGTTGAGCGTCACCGATTCCGGCGCCGTCACCGTCAGCGTGTAGCTTTCGGAAACCGTCTGGCTGTGGCGCTGCGTCATGTAAAGGATCGCCATGTCGATCGCGTTTTCGTCCGGGTAGATAAAGCCGCCGGATGAATGCGGGATCGCCGCCGGCGCCGGAAAAAACACGCTGTACGTCACCGTCCAGCCGCTGCCGCTCGCGGCGCCCATCAGATCCTGCTGCGTCGGGTATTGATAGCCGTTCGGCGCCATGTCGATGTGCGTGCCGCTCCAGCCCAGCGCGGTATAGCGCTGGCGCAGCCTGGGGTAGCGGTATTCATAGGCGATGTCGACCTTGTTCACCATCGTCGAGCGCTGCGGCTGGGTGAGCCGCATGCGCTGATACAGCAGATCGGATTCGCCGAACGTGGCCCAGGTCGTGGCAAGCTCCCACGGCGTCAGCCGCAGGCCGCCGCTGGGGCCGGCGTCCAGACTGCCGGCCACGGTGGTCAGCAGCGCCTCGGCGTAGTCCCAGTTGTCGTCGATGGCGCCCTGCACCGCCTCGGTGTATTTTCCGCCGACCAGCCCGTCGATCACTGTCTTGCTCAACGCCGCCACACGGTTCTGCACGTCGTCCACGCAGGTCAGCCTGAGCAGCGTGGTGTCCGGGTCGTATTCCGGCGTGTCGATGCGCCCGGTAAACAGCCGGCGCGGCACGTCGGTGCCGGAGATCACCAGCACATAGTCGAGGGTGATGGCCTTGCCAACGTAATCGAGCGGGACGATCACGCCACTGGTTGGCAGGATGGTGATTTCGGCCAGGCGTGCCGCGCCTTCGGCGAATGAAACCCGTGCGGCGCCGACCAGCCGCGCCGACACGTCCACCCCGTCGATCAGGCAGCGCGCGCTCCAGTTTGGAACATGGGTCGCGTCGATCACCGCCAGCGTGGTGGGCGCGGTGACCGATGATCCGGTGGCGGTGACGGAGAGCAGCGTCGGCGCGACGATGGTGGATTCGGTGGGGTAGCCCACGGTGAGAATCGTCGGCGCGGTGATATACACCGTGTCGTCGTAGGTGTAGACGCCCCCCTGGTTGGTAACGGCACCCTCCCAGCCATTTGCGCCGACCACAAGCACCGTTCCGGATAATGCAACGCCTGTTCCGAACTTATCGTCTCCGACAGAATCGTCGCCTGAAAAATTCGTTCGCTCGGCCCAGGATGACGTGTAATCGAACAGATATACCCGGCCCGTGAAGGCGTTTGACTTCCAGCGCACGGCCGCTACAGCGAGCGTTGCGCCATCCCCGGACAATGCGACGGTTGCACCGAAGCCGTCAAGTGTAGCGGCATCGGAAGCGGTGAGCACGCTGCCACGCTGAACCCATGCGCCGCCTGTGTAGTCGAAGATGTAGACGCCGCCCTGGCCGGATGCGCCGCCTTCCCAGCCAGACGCGCCCACTGCCAGCACCAGGCCGTCTGACGACAGCGCCACGCCGCCACCGAAACCGTCGTCGGCGGCGGCATCGGAAGCGGTGAGCACGCTGCCGCGCTGCACCCACGCGCCGGCTGTGTAGTCGAAGATGTAGACGCCGCCCTGGCCGGATGCGCCGCCTTCCCAGCCATACGCGCCGACAACGAGCACCAGACCGTCGCCGGACAATGCCACCTCGCCGCCGAAATAATCGTATTGCGCCCCGTCCGATGCGGTTAGCCCGCTGCCGCGCTGGGTCCATACATCACCCACCAGGTCATAGGTATAGACTGCGCCTTTGCCCAGGTTTTCGTACTGTGCACCAACAGCCAATATGGTGCCGTCATCCGACAACGCCACGCCAGCCCCGAATGCCCCGGATACGTCCGGGATACTGGAAACCAGTACGCTGCCGCGCTGAACCAATGCCACTTAGACCTCCTCTGCCCGCAACGTCCACCCCGCCACCGTGCCGCGCCCGTTGAACTGGCGCTCGGGCGGGCTGGCCAGGACGGTGAGGCTGGGCCAGTACAGCACCTGGTAGGCGGTGGCGCCCGACACGGTGGTGACGGTGGCGGTGTTGGTGGACACGCTGACGGCGGACCTGACCAGGCGTCCGCCGACGATGGCATAGCCCACGGGTGCCCAGTCGGTGCGGCGGGCAGCGGGAAGGGTGATGACGTTGCTGACGGTGGAAATGCCGAGCGGTGCCATGCACAAAATGGTGATCGATGAATCGAAGTTCAGCGCGGCCAGGCCGTCCGGCAGTTTGCCGCTGCCGGTGATGGTGGTGGCCAGCTTGCGCCAGTGCACCTGCTGCACCCCGGTGCCGTCCAGCATGCGATGCAGGGCGACGCCGCCCAGGTTGTCATAGGTTTGCGTCAGCTCGTATGCCGAATCGAAGGCGATGCGGATGCCGCCGATGATGATGTCGTGCGGGGTCATCGGCGGTTCCCGTATTTGAGCGCTTCACGCGACAGGTCGACCGACTGCCTGCCGTCCGAAGTGATGGTCGGCACCGCCACCACGGGGATGCGCAGCGGGTTGGCGGCCAGGTCTTTTTTAACCTGCTCGACGGCATACTTGACCTGCGCCACCAGCCCGTCTGCGTCGACGTTGACGGTGAGGTTTTTGGAATCCTGGTTCAGCGCGGCCAGCTTTTCGGTGAAGACCTTTTGCGCGGTGGCCGCGGCCTTCTCGGCCGAATCCACGATCGACAGTTCGAAGGATTCCAGCTGGCTAGCAAAATAGGATTTTTCGAACGAGGCCGTGCCCTCCTTTTGCGACACGGCTGCGAACAGTTCCTTGGCCTTGGCCGCCGCCGCCTGCGCGCCGGCTTCGTCGCCCTGCTCCAGCGCAGCCCGCCCGCGCGTCAGCGCAGCGCTCACGTCCAGCGTGGTGGCATCGGCAGACGTTCCGCCGGCCAGATCGGCGCGCAGGCCCTTGTATTCGGCGACGATCTTTTTGCGGCGGTCCTTGAAGGTGTCGAGGAAGGTGTCGAGGGGCGAGGTGGAGAAGGCTTTTTTCAGGGCGGCCTGGATGTCCTTGCCATAAAGTGAAGTGTCGGCTGCGATCTGCGCGATGGGTGACGCGTCGCCTCCCGCTTCGGCCTGCTCGCGGGCTTTGCGTCCGATGCCGAGAATCTTCAGTTCAAATGCATCAAGATCCTTGCGGGCGGCGCGCGCGTCTTCACCCATCGTCTTGAAAATATTGCCCGCGCCCGAAAAGTCGCCCACGGCAATGCGCGAAAGCGCAGCGGCGATGCCGCCGATGTCAGATCCGATGGTTTTGAACACGAAGGCCACATTGGCGCCGGTAATCGCCAGCGCTTCGATGCCAGTAGTGCCGATGGCCTTGATGGCTTCTGCCAGCGTGGTGCTGGCGCCTGTGGCCTTGTCGAATTCGCCCACCGCCAGCAAAAGCTGGTTTTTCATGTCGGTGAAGGCAGCGCCGATCGTTTTCGGCAGCGTCGATGCTTCCTTCTGCAGTGCCGGCAATTCTTTCAGCAGGCCGTTTATCAGCACGTCGCGCGTGAGTTTGCCTTGCGTTGCCATTTCACGCAGGCTGCCTACCGGCACCTTGAGAGAAGCTGCCACTGCCTGCAGAAGCCTGGGCGCGGCTTCGGTAATGGCGTTAAATTCCTCGCCGCGCAGCACGCCAGACGCGATGGCCTGCGAGAACTGCAGCATGGCGGATGAGGACTCCGCAGCGCTTGCCCCCGAAATGCGCAATGCCAGCGCCACCGCTTCGGTCGTGCCGGCGATGGCCCGCTGGCTCACATCCAGATCCTTCACGCTGGCTGCGATGCGGGTGTAGAGCGTGGCGGTTTCAGAAAGCGGCGTTTGGGCGGCTTGCGCAATGCGGGTCAGGTCGGCATTGGCGGCAGTGAATTCCACCGTGTCGCGGCTGGCCAGCTTGAGCCTGGCCTGCAGGCTGGCGAACTCGTCGGCCATTGTGGCGATGCCCTTGATGGACAATCCAGCCCCGATGCTGGACGCGATGGAGGCAACACTGCCGAATGAGGACGCCAGATTGCTGCGCAGACGATCCACGCCATCGGCCATGCTGCGAAGGCCGGCCTGCGCGCTGGAAAAAGCGCCACGCGTCTGGTCGCTGGCGCTGATCTTGATTTTTACGTCGTTCTGAGCCACTTCAACCCTTCCGCCTGCTGTCGCGTATCATTTCAAGCTGCAGCACCAGCAGTTCGGCGTCGTCGTAGCCCAGCAGTCCGGCCACGTAATCGACTCCGCTCCAGTCCAGCCCGCCGAGCAGGTTCCACGCCCGGACGGCCAGCGCGGTATGCGCATCCAGCTTGACCATGTTGCCTGGCAGGCTCGCGCCAGCCAGCCAGGCTCTCAGTTTTTTAAGGCTTCATCGCGCGCCTGCTCGTGCTGCGCCACCATTTCGGAGATCGCATTCATCAGCGGCGCCCACAGCTCCGGGTGCTCGGACGCCCAGTCCAGGAACAGCGGCTGGCTGAAAGGCACGGGCAGATCGGCGCTTCCGCCCGGGAACAGGTCGGCCTCGGTCAGCGGGCAGTCGTCCACGAACTGGCTGATGTATTCAAGCATCGGCAGGTCGCCGTGCTTGACCTTTTCGTATTCGGTGGGGCGGCGCAGGGTGATGGACTTGCCGCCCGCATCAACCACGCGCTGGCGGGCGGCGATGCGGCGCTCAAGCGGTGTTTTCATCAGGCGGCCATCGTCAGGTTGCCTTCGACCGACACGGCTGCCGGCGTGGTGGTGATGCCCTGCGATTCGCCGCCAGGCGCGCCGGAGTAGCCGATCGATCCGTAAAACATGGCATAGGCGCCGCTGGGCCATGTGATCTTGAACGCACGGGTGGCGCGCGATTCGAATGCGGATTGCATCGCCTGCTGGCCGGCGTTGGCCGGGTCCCACTGCATTTCGAGCGTGTAGGAAACCGCGGTGGCGCCGGTCACGATCTGCTTGTCTGAGGTGTCGTGCACCGTGGTGCTGGGGGTGAACTTGATCTCGCCGCCGTTGGACGAGAAATTCTGCACGCCGGTGATCGACGTGCCCATGGTGAGCTTTTTGGCGGTGCCGCTGGTAAACACGCCGAAGTCTGTGGTGTCGAGGCCGGTGGTGCCATCCGGGCCGGCCACCTGGAAAGTATCGGTGGCGGTGCTTACCACCTCGACCACGCGCTTATTCATCTCGGTCATGCCCTCCACTTCCAGCAGCAGAATGTCGCCGTTGGAAAAGCCATGCCCCGTTGAGCCAAAGACGCCGGGGGCGGCATTGGTTGCGGTCGCAAGTGTCTTGGCAGCAGCGACAGCCGATTGCATCGACATCGCCAGGCCCGAGTTGGTGTAGATGGTCATGGTGTGCTCCTTACGTTAATGAATCCGGCGTGGTCGCCAGGGTGTTGAAACCGATGTTGAAAAAAACCCGCTTGACGCCCACCGGGGTGCCGGCGGCTTCGAAGTCGTAGCGGCCGGCGGTGAGCATCACGTCCAGCAGCGTGCCGTCCACCGTGATGCCGCCGGCCAGGGCGGTTTCCACCTCGAGCTGCATCTGGTCGCAGGTGGCGTCCAGGGTGGCGTTGTCCTTGGCGCAGCACTCCACCACCAGCTGCACGGTGCGGGCGTAGACGACGGGGGCGTGGACGGTGATGGGCTCGACGTTTTCGTCGTTGAGGAATACGCGCAGGCCGGGCAGGTTGGCATCGGCCAGCGGGTGCTGGCGGTTGGCGTAGACGCGGGCGGCGGTGGTGGCCAGGCCGGTGAGCGCGGCGACGGCGGCGGTGCGGATCAGGGTGTGGGCGTGGCTCATGAAACACAGCGTAGCGATCACGCCGTGCCATTACTCCCCACGAAATGACACTATTTAAGGAACAGGCGGGTGATGCCGCGGCCATCCGGCTGCACTTCGGCCACGGTGTACTGGCTGATGGTGTCGCTGCCGGTTTTCTGGATGGTGACGGGGCTGTCGAATGCCAGCAGGCGCACGTCGGCGGTGGCGCATTCGATCATCGGCTGCGTGCCAGCCATGCCCAGCGGGTCGATGTGGCTGGATTCGAACAGGCCGGCGGCGGTGCCGCCCGCCCAGGTCAGGGTGGCGTTGCCGAGCAGGGCCAGGCAGGCGGCATTGAGGGTGTCCTCGATGCTCATATCAGTGCTCCGCGCAGGTGATGGTGACGCTCTGGTCGTCCTCGTCGCCTGCCGTGGTGGTGATGTGGCAGGTGAGGTCGTAGACCGTGCCGGCGGTGGCGGCGGATAGCCGCACCAGCGCGCAGGTGCCGATGGCGTAGGTGATGCCGTTCTCGGTCACTGCCGCCGCGTTGATGCCTTCCGACACCATCGTGATGCCGGCGGGCACATCCCATGCCACAGTGGCCAGGGTGTCGCCGGCTGCCATGTTGTTGCCCCAGTACACCGCATAGGTGCGGACGGCATCGGGGTCGTGGTCGAAGTTGATGGTGCTCATAATATCCTCGGCTTGATGCGCGGGTTGTAGGGGGCGGGCTTGATGCGGGCGTTGTAGGGGGCGGCGGCGATCTTCACCGGGTTATGCAGCGTAACCACCCCGATCGCCGGCACCCTGCCCGCCCACACCACCGC